GATCTCTAACTTTAGCTATTAAATCACCTCTTAGTAGTAATTGTTCATTTTTACTTCCCATAAGTCCAAAAACTTCTTGTTCATCACCACACATTACTGGTTTATCTTGCCACACGCCTGCAAAACTAGTTAAACCAGTAGCGAATAATATAAAAACACCTAATACTGCTATAAATAATATTTTTTTCATGTTAGATCCTATTCATCAAATGTGTACCAGCCAGATACAATGTATTTTATGCCTTTGTAAATTGGATTTCCCCTGTGAGGATGTGTGTAGTACGCAGGAAATATCGCTAACTTGCCTGGTTCTGGTTTTATTTTTACACCTTGGTACAAAAATTCTGTCTCTCCGCCTTCTTCAACTGAATTAAGATATAGCGTATAAGCCATTACTCTTGAAGAAGTCACTAAATCTGCATTTTCACAATGCCATGCATGGTATCCTTGATGTGGTCTTGTCTTTTGAACACTCATTCCTTTCGGAGAATGCTGACATACTGATCCTAAACTATCATATTTTTTCCTATACTTGTGTTCATAGGTATCCATTATAGTCTGATAAAAGAATTTACATAAATTTGCATCCACATGAAACATGTTATTATGATTTGCCATGTCCATAAATATTCTTTCGTCTTGATTTTTGAATCCTGTTTGATGTTCCGTAAGTTGCATCTCTGCTCGTTGTTCAAAAGTATCAATTATTTTTTTACAGTATTCTATAGGAAAAGCATTTTTATATTCTTCTATTCCATTAAAGTCATTATCCATCATATTCTCCTAAATAAAGAATTGTTGGTTTAGCCTATAATTATCTCCAACAAACATTCCTTCTTTTACATAAGCAGTATGTAATACAGCTTGGTTATACAAAACCATTCTATTAAATTTCATAGGAACTAAACCTATCATCTTCCAATCATGTATATCGTCATTAATATACTTTGTCACAGGCATTTTTCCTGCTATATCATATGTTGGCTTGTCATTTGTTTCGTCAAAATACGTCTTTCCTCCAAAAGTATAGAAGCTAGTACCGCCATTTGATTCATTTGGATCATTTAAATATATGGTACTTGCAAAATTTAGACCAGATGGACTATCCATGTGTGGTCTAACTGGTGGAAGTGTTTCTGTTTGCATTACATTTACCATAAAAGTTGCATTAGTAAAACTTTGTTGTATGTAATTTGGCGGTAACTGGCTTACTTCTTTGTGATAATATGTTCTTAGTAGTTGATCGAATATCCAGGACATTCCAGATAGATCGTAAAAAGCATTTATTCTCCAAGCAGGATTTCCGCCCCTAATCCTTTTATTTTGACTTGCAGGAATATCAAGTGCAAGTTGTCTTACCATCTCAGGATTTGCATAAAAGTCATCAACCACTACAACTTTTACGTCATATTTTTTGTATGTTTCAACATTTACGGAGTAATTTTGACTTATTTCGAATACTTTGTATTCATCAATACTATTTTTCTTCATCTTCTTTTATCTCCAGTATAAAATTTGCACTAATCGTTGCCCTACTACTGTTTGTTTTGTTTTCTGTAACATAATGTTCTAACACACTTGGAAAAAATACAATATCTCCTTCTGATAACGGTGGAGTTACTCTATTATTATATTTAAATGGTTTGCTTGTTAACGTAGGCAGACCACTCATATGGAAAAAGTCATATGTATTTCTATAAAACACAAAATTACCACTGTCTGGGGGTGTTTTTAGCATGTACGCACAACTTACAATACTTCTTCCTGCATGATTATGTACTTCTTGGTGATAATTTTGCTTATATCTATTAAGCCAGCATTCTACACCGTACCTTATTGGAGCATCTATTTCAAAATGTTCCAAATACTCATTTAATCCTGTAATTGCTGATTTTATAAATCTTTGGAATGGCAATTTGTTAGCTTCTGGGTTTCCAAAAGTAGTATCTACGTTGCTATACCAGGTATCAACGTTTTTAAAATGTTCATCCTGTTCTAAAATTTCAGCAAAATCGTCTTGTACCTTCTCATGTTCAAGTAATTTTGTTTTATAGACAGGAATTGCATACAAATTTTGAAACATTAATTTTTTAACACTATTAATTTTCCAAATTCTGGTAAAAAACAGTATTCCATTTCGCTTTTGTACAATGTTCTTACTGCGTCATCCAATGTTTCAACTAAAGGTTCTCCTCCTAAATTAAAACTAGTATTGAAAATAATAGGCACTCCTGTTTGATCGTAAAATTCTTTTATTAAATTATAATAATTTTCATTTTGCTGTTGAGTAACAGTTTGTATTCTACACGTACCGTCAACGTGTATAATGCTTGGAATTTTTTCGGCAACTCCTTCTTTACAATCCATTGCATACATCATGTGTGGAGATTGATCCATACCTTTCATATCAAACCAATCATGTGCATGTTCTAAAAGAATTGTTCCTGCAAATGGCCTAAAGTATTCCCTGCGTTTTACTCTATTAACAAAGTCTTTACCATCTTCAAACGTGGGATCGAATAGAATACTTCTATTACCTAATGCTCTAGGTCCGTTTTCTGACTTACCTTGAAATATTGTAACTATGTTTTTGTTTTTTATTAGCTCAACTATATCTTTATTAGTGGTATCTTCTACAGATGCACCATATTTTTCTGCAATTTTTGAAATATCGTTAAGTGAATAGTCATACGTGAATCCTTCATAAATTGTTTCGGCATATGATCTGACTTTTTTATCCTTTGTGGTCTGGTGATACTGCAACAGCGCCGCTCCTATGGCCGTTCCTGCATCATTACTAACAGGTTCAACGTATAGTTTTATTCCTTCTTTGTTTAATGCATCTAGATAAAAGTAATTAGCTACACAATTTAAAGCATAACCTCCACTTAAAACAACATTTTTGTTACCACTCATTTCAACAGACTTCATAATCAATCTTAAAACTTCTTCCTGTGATTCTGTTTGCACAGCGTATGCTAAATCTCTTCTATTTTCTAAAGTTGTTAGATCAATTCTACTAGATTGTTGATCGTTTGTTGTTTCCAAATATTCATATTTGCTGTCATTTACTACAGCGGCATTAGGATATGTAGGAATTATAAAATTTTTATCTGTGGTTCTCCATTTTCCGCCACCGCCGTCAGTATAAATTTTTGGAAATTTATCACACGCTTTTCCGTATGGGCTCAAACCCATTGTTTTCCCTGCTTCAATAGGTGCAAATCCACAATATTGCGTTACGGCTTCGTATGCTTTTACAATTCCAGCCGTATCATCTAGCACTAATTGATGATAACCTTCTTCACCTTCTCTTTCAGATGATATAAAATCTATTTTTGTTCCAGGATATGGTCCGTTTCCTCCTTGATGTTTATACAAAGTTTTAAATCCGTCAGGATAACTGCATGAAAATATACTTTCACATTCCCAAGTCATTTGTTCTTGTTTATAGATTCCTGTATCTATGTTCATAGGTATAAAAGTACCTGCACCGTCGACAATCAAAGCCACTGCATCTTCGAATCCTGATCTATAAAAAGCACATGCGGCATGTAATTTATGATGTATATGGCTTAAATCAATGACTTGTCTGTGTTGATGAAATCCATCTTGTGTATAAGCGTTATCATCTCTATCTATTAAACCTAATTTTCTAGCTAAACCTGTGTACATATCTCCGCCACTAAAGTCAATTCTGCTTGATTCAGCCAAAGGTTGTGTATGAGCCACTACTAGATAGTCTAATCTGTCTGTATAATCTAGGAATTTAGTCATTGCGGCTAACGGTCCTCCGTCATATTTTTTCCTAGTCAGACGTTCTTCTTCAATTGCAAAAACTATTTCACCATCTTTCAATAAAACTGCGCCACCATTGTGACCTCTTGTAATTGCACCAATCCATTGTGTCATAGATTTATTCTCCTAATACTAATTTACTTCGTAACTGAAATCACAAACAAATACCCTACGGTCACTTATGGTAGGATATGTTCCATGAAATACTCGTCCGTCCATAATAACAACACCACCCGGTGTTGGTTTTACACGAACATGGTTGATATCATGTTCAAACGGCTGTAGCGTAACCAATGATCCAGCTAACGGATATTGTTCTGAGACCACTTCATTATCTAAAAACATTACACATGTTAACTGTTTGCCTGGCTGATGACAATGCATACCACTGTACGAACCTGGCGGATATTTTAATCCCCATGCTTTTAAACATTTACCCATAGTAATTGGTAATTCACTTTCAATTATACATTTTTTAATAAATTTTTGAAAGTCTAATTCAGGATCAACTGCTTCTGGATATTCCATTTCACCCTGTGTGTAAAATACATAATCCATAAGTTTATCTTTTTTAGTATCATATATTTTATCGTCAAATAACTTTAGAAACTTCTCCCATCCAGGATAAAAGTTTTCTGTAATAACCCAAGTCTCTAATTTGTCAGAGCCTTTCACTCGTGTAGGTTCACTGAACCCGCCAGTGTTAACATGGTATTGATATGATTCTTCTAACTCATTTAATACATTACGTTCTTGTTGTGGATTTAGTTTCACTTTCCTGTCCTTCCTAAAATCTGTGCAGGTTGTTTTGCGTGTGTTACTCCTGCATCATTTTTGTGGACAACCCCATGCGTCGGGCAGACTTCTCCTTGTTGCTCTTGTGGTTTATACGTTCCTTGATAACTCCTAGGCTTACCAAGACGTTTACGCACACTTGATACAATTTTTTTAAAACTTTCATCATTTAACTCCATAACTTCATCGTTATATCTTTCAATTTCATCTTCCATTGTTAATCTAATAGGACTAAATTTCCTTTTACCTTCACCTAGGTCAATTATATCAAAGTCTGGAGAATTAGGATAAGAAATATTAATAGGATATGTACTACCAATTACACTGGTACACGTAGTTCCAAGTGCTTTTGCCATGTGTTGACCCAAACTATCACAACCTAAAAAGTGATCTGCAATTTGTATTACACTTGACCAAACTCTTACATCAGGTACTTGTGGTACTGCTACTGGCACTTTGGAATTTTCTTCTATGGTTATTGGAAATTCAGACATGATTATAATTGCATAATCATCTCTTAAGTCTTTACAAATCCTAATCACATCATTTAAATGAAAACTTCTTGAGGAACCATCTATAATAAAGTCGCCCATATTTTCCGCTGTCCTACCAAATGGCTGGAAAACCAAGACTTTATCTTTACCTGTCACTGATTTAATTTCTTCTACCATTTTGTATCCTTGAACAAGTTCATGCTTATTCATATATATTTTAGGATCTGGTACTTCACGTAGTCCTTCATTATTAATTGCAATATCAAATGCTTGAGCTAGACTACATTTTTGATTGTAGTATTCCCAAACTCTATAAGGTTCAGGAGTAATACAGTCTCTATCTTTAATGTAGTCCTTAAATAAATTTTTGTGCCAATGATCGTATGCTAGTTCATGTAATTGAGGATGGCCTTTATAAAATTCCATACCTCCTTCACAAACAATTATAAAATCTTTGTCTTTTTCATATAACTTTTCAAAAGCAGGAATACTAGCTACTGTTCTACCTGCACCACCGTTCATAAAATATGCTTTTTTTCTTGACACAATATTGCTCCTAATATGCAAATATTTATGGAGTAGTAGTCAAGGTGATAGGTAATACTGGCTTTTTAAATTGTAATGAAAATTATTTCTTGCCTGCGGCTTTTTGTGCGGCGACAGCCACATCAACAGCAAATGCACCATCTCTATATGGATCATTTGGATCTGATGCTTCATCAGGCTCTCTCATGTCCTTAGGCATAACAGGAAACATCTGTACTGCTTGCCAAGGTTCATAGCCCTTTGCTTCCATAACAGCTGGTAAATCTCTTAATCTTTGTCTGTATTCTTTCCACGCTGTTTGTATTGATTCAGGAGCATCTGTCATTCCAACTTTTGCATCTGTTTCGTGCAACGCGGCATCTCTAGTATCTCTAACCTGTGCCCAAGTTAATGATAAATCAGAACCGGTAGCTGTCCAATCATGAATACCAATAACAAACTCGCCCTTTTCGAAATCATATGTGACATTTTGATCATCATATACGTCACGTGGTTCAAGTTCATCTGTGTATTCTACGTCCATATAACCATCTGGAGCGTCCCATAAAATTTTCCATTCACGACCTCTACGGAATTCTACCATATCTTCTCGTCCGTCGTCATTGCCAATTTCACAGAGCAATGGATTTTCTTTACAATCTACAGTAATTCTAGTGACATCAGCACCTGCTGGTCTTTCTAGATCACGTTTTTCCCACATGCACCATCCAGTTTCTGTTCCATAATCTTCACTGCTTTTATCACTGTTGATTTCAAAAGTTAGGA